CGCAATGGGGTTGGAACGCTGTTCCATCTGATGTGTCACAGGCTTGCGTGTTGCTTTCTATGAGACAGTTCGCAAGGCTTAACGCTGCGCTAGGTGTTGTCGGCTTCGCTGACATGGCACTACAGGTTCGTGCTGTTGATCCTGATGTGCGAGATCTGCTCAACCAGTATGTTGCTTTCGGAGTTATCTGATGCCAGCAACCGTTTCTCAAGTTGCTGAAGGATTGAAAACACGCCTAGCAACTATTTCTGGGCTACGCACTTTTTCGTATCAGCCTGAACAGGAGAATCCTCCGTTCGGATACCCAGAGATCAACAGTATTAACTATCACCGTGCATATTCGGGTGGCGATGTTGTGATGGATTGGACTGTATATGTAATCGTGGGGCGCTACCTAGATAGAACAGCACACGCTCAACTGGATGACTATCTTTCATATTCTGGGGCTAAGAGTGTTCGTGCAGCGATTGAAGGCGATCCGACTCTCGGTGGCGTATGCTCTACTCTCATAGTACGATCGGGTGCAGACATCACCAGCCTTGACGCTGGCGGTGCACAGTTTTTAGTTATTCAAATGCAAGTGGAAGTTCACGGATAGGAAATATCACATGATGACTTACAAGGTGTTAAGCGATAGGTTCGCTCTTGGCGAAAAAGGCAAGACAGTGGACAGTGACGCTCTCGTTGGGTGTAACATTGCAGCGTTGGTTGAAGCAGGACACCTAGCAGAAGTCAATGCAAAGTCAAAGTCAGTAACAAGCGAACAGGAAAAATAATCATGGCTCAGATCGTTCTCAAAGATGTCGGAATTACTATCAATGGCACGGAATTGTCGGACAGGTCAAACTCTGTTGAAGTCAATTACGAAGTTGAGTCAGTAGAAGTAACAGCGTTCGGCGGCAACCGTTCATTCGTTGGTGGTTTGCAAAACAACACTTGCACAGTTGAGTTGATGCAGGACTTCGCTGCAGCAAATGTTGAAGCAACAATTTTCCCGTTGGTTGGAACACAGACCACAATTACTTTTGAGCCAATCAAGTCTGCTGGATCACCTTCAGCAACAAACCCTACTTACACCATCACGGGTGCATACCTTGCAAGTCATACCCCGATCTCAGGTGCTGTTGGCGAACTCGGAATGACCTCTCTCACCTTTACAGGTGGAACGCTGGTTAAGACAGTTGCATAAGTAATCAAAACAATTAGAAGGAGATGCAATGAAAATTGCTTTAATGGTTGAGTTCAATGACGGTACGAAGTCTGATGTAGATGCAGTGTTCGCTGACTTCGTTGCGTTTGAGAGAACATGGCAACGAAGTGTTGCACGCTTTGAGACTGAGATTCGTTTAACCGATCTCGCATGGTTGGCTTGGCATAGTGAGACTCGCACACGCAAAACAAGTCTGAAGTTTGATCCAGACTGGATTAATACTGTCGCTACAGTTGAAATCCGTGAGGAAGTAGAAACCCCAAAAGCCGACTAGGTGACGACTCCGCACATTGGATCGTTGCCTATCTCGCTTGCGAAACAGGTATCGCACCTTCAGCACTGCTGGATGAGGGTGATGTAATGATTCAAGCCATGTTGGATTATTTGACCAAGAAGGCTGAACGGGCTAATCGCAAACGGTAGTAGTATCGGCACACTATGGCTGTCAAAGTTGATGTATATGGTGTGCGTGAAACACTCGCAGAGTTGCGTAAATATGAACGCACCGCATACACGATTATTGTTGCAGACTTGAAAATGTCTGCGAAGCCTGCAGCCGATGCAGTGGGTCGTGAGTTCCCTGAGCAACCGTTATTGAATTGGCACTCATCTGGAGGAAGGCTCAGAACCGAATCAAACTTGCCTCCGTATAACGGTGCTACAGCAAGAAAGAAAGTTCGTGTCGCTGTGTCCACCAAGAAACCAACAGGCATAGGTCAGCATGGTCTGGTTCGTTTGCAACAGATGGATGGTGGTGGTCAGGTATATGACAGTGCTGGATCTGATATCGGTGGTGCTCGTGGTGCTAGTGCTAGCGCAGGTCAAAAGTTTGTTGCGAACCTTGACAAGCGTTTGAATGTTAAGACGAAAAAAAATAAATATCGTTCCCGTGTAATGTATCCAGCAACAGAAAAACACTTGCCATTAATTGAGAACGCCGTTAAGGATTCAATTCGCAAGATTGATAGTCAAGTGCAGAAGCGATTGAACGGATAACCCTATGGCAGTTGGCGTAAACATAGTAAGCACCTTTGACAGCAAGGGAATCAAAAAGGCTGTAAAGGATTTCCAAACACTTCAGGGCGCAGGCAATAAAGCCACCTTCGGTTTGCGTACCTTTGACAAGGCTGCAACTAACACGCTCAAGAATGTTGGAAAACTCGCTGCAGGTGTCGCTGTTGCTGCAGGTGCTATTGGTTTCAAGTTGGCTTCGGCTGCATATGAGTCACAGAAAGTTATGGCACAGACCGAAGCAATTATTAAGGCTACGGGTGGTGCAGCAAATGTGACAGCAACACAGGTCAGCAATTTGTCAAAAACACTTTCCACACAGATTGGTATAGATGATGAATTGATCCAGAAGTCAGCAAACCTTTTGCTCACTTTCAAGCAGGTTCAGAATCAGGTCGGAGAAAACAACAGCATTTTTGATCGTGCTGTAATCGCAGCGCAAGATCTGGGAAATGTTTTCGGTTCGGCTGATGCTGCAGCAATGCAACTTGGTAAGGCTTTAAGTGACCCAGTGAAAGGAATCACCGCACTACGCCGTGCAGGTATCAACTTCACAGAGCAACAGAAGGAACAAATCAAAACACTTGTGGAGTCTGGGGATATTTTAGGCGCACAGAAATTGATTCTCGCTGAGGTTGAGTCGCAGGTTGGTGGTACGGCTGCAGCAACCGCTACAGGTTTTGATCGTATGCGTGTCGCTATGGAGAATGTCGCAGAGGAGTTCGGTGCGATCCTTATCCCCTATATAGAAAAGTTCGCTAACTATGTGATCAACAAAGTAGTTCCATATCTGAGCAATCTCGCTGATGTTATTGGCGAAAAGGGTTTAGGTGCTGGCATCAAAATGTTGGCAGGTGACTTTATTGATCTCACAACGAACATGGGAACTTTTGGGAATGTTGTGCTAGGTCTCACTGCAGCGTTCGTTGCTTTGCGTTTGGTTGCTATGGCAGCAACTATTTCAATGACGCTATTTAATGTTGCACTATTTTCTAACCCGATCGGAATAGTTGTCGCAGCAGTGATTGCTCTCGGTGTTGCTCTCGTTGCTCTTTACTTGAAGTTTGAGATCGTTCGCACAGTCATCAATAACATTGCTCTCGTGTTGAAAACTGCTTTCATGAATGTTATTGAGGCGGTATATAACGCTTTCGCAATGTTGTACAACGGTATCGCACAGGGCATTAACTTGCTTATCAAAGGTGCGAATCTATTTGGTGCGAATATTCCCGAAATTGAAATGCTCGGATATAAAGCATTTACGGTTATCGGTAACGCTGCAGAAAAAGCAAACAAACAAATTGGTGCAAGCAAAAAATCATTAGACGCTTATGGCTCTCGCATGGATGCTCTCGCTGCAACTTTCAAGAAAGGTGGTGGGGGTGCTGACACTTTCTTTGGTGGTGGTGGGGGAAGTGCAAAGACTGTTGAGACTGCTAAAGAAAAACTACAGAAATACATTGATGCACTTAAGGGGATGAGTTCTGCACAGAAGTCTGCTCGTGATGCCGATAAGTCTTTGATGAAGTCACGCACCAGTCTTGCTGAAGCAACAACGAAACTTACTGATGCACAGGCATATTTCAATCAGGTAGTTGCTGGATATGGTGCGAATAGTAAGCAGGCTAAGGATCGTCAGGTCGCTTTGCGTAAAGCACAGGGCGCAGTTGAGCGTGCAGGGTACGATGTTGAAACATCAATATTCGCTGTGACTAAAGCGGAACAAGATCTTGCTGAACTTCGTAAAGATCCAGAGACATCTGCACAAGCAATTCGTGAGGCAGAGATCGCTCTCGCTGAAGCAAAACTCGGTGTAAAGGATGCAACCGAAGCACAGGTTGAGGCAACTGATGCGCTTACCGAAGCAGAGATTCTTTTAGATGAGGCTATTAATGGTGCGAAGGAAGGCAGTGACGCATACACGGATGCGCTTGACAAGTTGAATGATGCCAAGAAAGCACAGGTAGATGCAACTGATGCGGTCACTGAAGCGATTGAACGACAGACTGAAGCAACGGATCGTTTGCGTGAGGCTGAGGAAAAAGCACAAGCAGCACGAGTAGGTGTTAAGGCTGGAGATGCTACGGCTGCAGAAACAAAGGTCGGTGTAACTCCACCACCTGTTGCTCAGGGTGGCATATTTGGTTCGTTTATGGAAGCGGTTCGTGGACTGCACCCAAATAGTCAAGCCTTGAAATCATCTACACCTGTGACTGATGCTCGCAAACAATTCCCGAAACTTTATGCCGAATACAAAGCAAAAGGTCTCGCTATGGCTCAGGGTGGAATCGTTACGAAACCAACACAACTGCTCGCAGGTGAAGCAGGTGCAGAGGCAATCATCCCATTAGATAAATTGCAGTCAGGGATGACAGTTAATATCACGATCAATGCTGGTATGGGTACTGATCCTGCGAAACTCGGTGACGAAATCGTAGATGTACTGACCCGTTATCAGCGCAGAAATGGTGCACTACCACTGAAGGTTGCGTGACATGACGACAATGGCATGGGGTGAGGACATCCAAATATTCATGGAGTTAGGGTTTCCAGTTAATCCGTTCACTCTGGATGATGCGGTGCTCGGTGTTCTGGATGAGGATTTTCTTGACGGCACTTTGATTGGTGATGATGTGTCGCAGTATGCGCAAGAGGTTTCTATTTCACGAGGTCGCTCTGACCAGTTGCAAAACTTTAACGCAGGTACTTGTAGCGTTCGTTTGTTGAATCGTGACAGAAGGTTTGACCCAATCAATGAGAGTTCCCCGTATTGGAACAGTGTTGAGGGTAGATCAGGAATTGAGCCACGCAGAAAGGTCACCGTTTTCTCTAATGGTGTTGCACTTTTTACTGGTCGTATTACAGATATTGATGTTTCCTACGAACCAAACAACCCTAATGCAACAACCGAAAACAGTTATGTCACGATCACGGCTGCAGATGACTTCGTTTTATTGGCAAATACTTTTACAGAGAGTCCGATAACTCCGACACAGGAGTTGTCTGGTACACGAGTTTCTACGATTCTTGATTTGCCCGAAGTGAACTATCCTGCGACTAGAGATATTGATGCAGGGTCGGCGACTCTGGGCGGTGGTGCAACATTTGATATTGATGCGAACAGCAACATCCTTTCGTATCTGCAACAAGTCGCTACTAGCGAGCAGGGCTATTTCTTTGTCGCAGCGAATGGCGATCTGACTTTCACAGACCGTATTGCAGCCTCGTTTGCCACGATCAGTGCAACCTTCTCTGATGCTGGAACAGATATCCCGTACACCAGCCTGTCTGTTAT